CCTCGGAAGGGCAACCTCCCTCGCCTCTTATAAGGAGAGATCATGTCATCGCCAGTTAAAGTGGCTTTGGTTATACCTAATAACGGAAGTACAGCAGTAGAAGCATATGAGAACAGGCTTCTTAATTTCTTTAACCACGGCATCCTTGAAGAGCAATCCAGATGGGTGAGGAGATTATGGGAATTATTTCAGGCTGAGGTCTTGTCTGTTAATCAGATGAATTTGATCTTGGCCAAGATGCAGGATGAAAAGCCGTTCAAGATGCATGTAAAGGATACGGAGTTTATCTTTTACTTCCTTGTGGTAGGCAGGCTATTCACTCCCCTTGCGCGCGAGCGAGCGTGTGAGTATGCGCTTCAGGAAAACTGCGATTATCTCTTTATGGTTGATGATGACATGATGAGTCCTCACGATCTCTTTGAGAAGTTGTATCGGCACAAGAAGGATATTGTCGGGCCTTTGATGTTTACGAGGAACCCGCCGCATCGAGCGGTGATCTACTCATGTGTTGAAGGGTACGATCATGTGGCACGGACTAATTATTTTATCAACAATTACGTTTTGAACTACCCGAAGGATAAGTTGTTTCAATGCGATGCTATCGGGTTTGGGTCTGTCCTGATTGATATGAAGGTCGTGAGGGCTATGAAGAAACCCTACTTTGCGTTTACTTCTAGCACAGGCGAAGACATCGGGTTTTGCTACAGGGCAAAGAAGCTGGGCTTTAAGACCTGGGTAGACCCCACAGTTGATCTAGGTCATCTGGGAGCACCTGTTAATGTGACGAAGGAGTACGCATACAGCTATTGGGATAAGAACGCCCAGGCAGTAAGTGAGAAGTTTGGAACCTATAACAAGTACGAAGAGAAAAAGGAACTGGTCAATGCACTGTGATATTTTGATTCCGACCTACAAGAATCCTAAAATGCTTAACGATCTGGTGATTTCTATTTTAAGAAACCAGGGGTTATTAAGGAAGATTATCATCATTAATAATGGAACAGATCCGATTGATCAGATGTTTAAGAATGATAGGATCGAGGTTTTAAATCCAAATGAAAATCTGGGTTGGGAAGGCGGGCTTAAACTGGGTCTTGCCAAATCAACCGCTCCGTTTGTTGTCTTTATGAACGATGACACCTTGGTTCCAATATCCAGTGCATTTTGGCTTGAAGATATGATCAGGACATTTGAGGATCCGAAGGTGGGTGCATGCGGTCCGATTTCAAATTGCGTTGCCGGCCTTCAGAATATTTTTTACAACCCTCCACCAGTGGAACCAACGGAAGTATCCTACTTAATCGGTTTTTGTGTCCTGGTTAGACGTTCAGCCTTGGATGAAGTAGGTGGCATTGACGATACACTCCCTGGAGGAGACGACTTTGATCTATCCATAAGACTTAGAAAAGCGGGTTATAAATGCGTCATACAGCCTAAAACCTTTATATATCATCATGGGTTTGTGACGGGGACGAAGGTCCATGGCGGCCCTAAAGATCCCAATGGCTGGAACTCTATTGAGATGACGGATAGGACCAATCAGGGGTTAATCAGGAAGCACGGGTTTAAAGAGTTCCTGTTTACCGCAAGAGGTATTATTCCTAAATCAGATTCAAGTACTCCACCGGATAGTGAAGGCGATCTGGTCCGATCCTTTGTTGAAGGGGAACGTATTTTAGAACTTGGAGTGGGGGCCCAGAAAACGGTTGATAGGGCTATTGGCTTGGATATTGTCCCCAAGGGTGAATTAATGGAAGGGTTGGGGGGTCAACTTAGCTCTATTGCTGACTTCACCTGTGATGTCTCCAGATGCCTTCCATTTGCTGATCAGACGGCGGACTGTATTATTGCTCGCCATATCCTTGAACATTGCATTGACGTAGTATCCACACTCAAGGAATGGAGACGAGTTTTGAAGCCGTTCGGGAAATTGATTATCGCTGTCCCCAATCAGGAACTGTTAAATACCATACCCTTAAACCCGCAACACGTTCATGCGTTTACACCTAAATCTTTATACAATCTATTAACTCTTTGCAGATTTGAGGTCGAGGACTGGCATGACAGCGGTAACAAGATAAGTTTTGTCTGTGTGGCAAACAAGATACCAGTGGAGGAAAAGGTTTATGCTTAGGTTGGCTATTTATTTTGAAAATCGCTTGGGCAGAAATGACGGAAACCCTTTGTACATATGGGCTTGCATGAAACGTATGCAGGAAAAGAAACTGCTTACAATAGATCATCTGATCCCTAATGGTGATTATGATTTGTTTGGAAGGTATGATTTTAATTTGCATGTAGATTATGCCGAAGATGCTTTAGTTAATGGAGGTTTAATTCCTTACAAAGTAGCCAATACTCCAAGTCCTTCTTTATTTTGGGCTTCCGATTCTCACCTTGATGGAGGCTGGAGACTTAACAAAGCCAAGGAATTTGACATCATCTTCTTTGCACAAAAGGAAGCAGTCGAAACATTCAATAAAGAGAATTCAGAAAAGAAAGCAATTTGGCTCCCTCATGCTGTAGAGCCTCTCGCTTATCCTAGGATCGAACGCCCAGGCAAGACCTATGATGTTTGTTTCGTGGGTCATGTAAACTCACAGAACCGTATTGATGCGCTTGACAGGCTATTTAAAGAGTTTCCCAACTTCTATTACGGGCAGAGACTCTTTGAGGATGCGGCCCAGAAGTATGCGGAATCCAAGATCATCTTCAATAATTCCATGCAGGACGATTTAAATATGCGTACTTTCGAATGTATGGCTACTGGATCATTCCTGCTCACCTCCTGGAACTCGACTATTGAAGAGTTTTTCAAAGATGGAGTCCATTGTGCGATATATCATTCTGAGGAAGATATGATCGAGAAGGCGAGATACTACATTGCACATGATGAAGAGCGAGAAAAGATTGCTCAAGCCGGATGTGAGGAAGTTCTGAAGAATCATACGATTGATTGCAGAGTGAACGTGATGCTCAGTGAAATTAAAAACTTTTTGAAGGCTGGTAATTTAGTGGAGGTTTAAATGACTCTGAATGAGTTGCTCATTGCAGTTGCTTCAGTTTACGGGCAGACAGTCGATCCTACATCTGCAACGTACAATGCTGTGGATCTGTCACGCATTATAGGGGCCATAAACAGGGCTAGGGATCGAGTTATTGCAGACTTGAAGTTAGTATCATTCAAGACCACAACTTTCACTACAACGGCCTCTACGTTCCTTTATACCCCATTCAGAGACATGGGTCAGATACTGTCTATCCGTCATAGAGCGTCTAAGACGCCTCTGCTTCCTATCACGGCACAGCATTTCTACCGTTTAGTAGGAGATACCAGTTCTGGGGCGTCAGGTAATCCAAGATACTATGTGGATTCATTGGGGCCGGATGCAGGCGGCTTTAATCAGATTGGACTTTATCCTGTCCCTGCTTCTGCGGATACGATCGACATTATCTACAGAATTGTTCCCCGACCGTTAGCGAATCTAAACTACACAACAGGAACAATTACTCTAGCCGCATCAACTGCAGTTGTGGGATCAAGTACGACCTTTACCGCTCAAATGGTGGGCCGCTACCTAAGAGGTACAAATGACGGGTATTGGTATCAGATTTCAGGTTTTACAAGCACAACTGCAATCACTTTGGCCAAGTCATTTGAGGGAACGACAGGTGCAAGTCTTGCCTATACCATAGCGGAGCGTCCGGCCTTGAACGGTCAGGATGATTCATTTGATATGGCGATTGTGACCTACGCTCAGTATCTATTGCTTTTATCAGACAAGAATATGGACGCAATCATTATACTTAAAAGCGAATACAAGGATCAGATCAAATCATTACGGAGTTATTTACAAAGCAATATCAATAAGACGAATGTCATGGAGTCAGAAGATGAAGGTGTCAGTTTGGCTGAAGCGGTGTTTGGGTATCGCAAATTGGACGGCTGGTTATAGAGTCCTGTTTATTCTCTACGCCGTTTTGATGGTCTATGGGATTGCCCATGCCGTGATGGTGAGGAAATATGTCTTTGATAGCGGTCTTAATCTTAATTCAAATAAGATTGCCATGAGAGATGGGGAGTCTCTTGTCTCCAAGAATGTTTATTATAAAGATGGGAAGATTATCAAGAGGAACGGATTTGGGTTATACA